AGCTTTTTGTGCGGCCTCATTTACTTTTGCAATGTTTCTTAAACTTTCTTGACCAGATAAAAGACCGGCTTCCGCTATCTTTTCACTAAAAATTTCTAATGCTGAAGCTTTTCCAGTTTGAAACCTAGTTAAACTAGAGCCTTGACTTTCGAGTATTTTTTGTGTCTGTCCTAATGATTCTTCGGAACCTGCTTGGGCTACTTTAGAACTAGCCGCTATCTCTTCTGCTACTTCTTTTGGAGTAAAACCTAGTGCTTTTTTGGAAGCTAAAAATGCCGGCTTAATTACTTTTCCTGCACCTAGTGTTCCTACGTCAAATCCTATAGATATTAAAGATTCTTTAACTGCTTTATCAAAGTTTAATTCATCTTTAGTTAAATAGTCGGAGGTTAAAGAACCTGTTCCTGTACCTAAAGCACCTCCCAATACCATACCTACAGGAATCAAAGGAGGAACGCCAGTCATTGCACCTGCTTTTGCTCCCGCTAGAGCTCCTCCAATACCAAAAGGTATGTCAAGATTGCTTTCTAAAAAACCTGCTTCATTTTCAACGGTAGCAACATTAAAATCTTCAACAGTTGCTAATCCATTTTTAATTGCTTTATCTTTTAATACTTCCGGACTAATGTTTGCAGGAACTCCCTCAATAACTGTACCATTAGGAAGCTGAATATTTACTAGCTCTGTCATTGTTATTCCTTATGTTAAATCGGAAAACTTAATTGTTTGTGTTTTATTTCTTTTATTTTTGCTTTCTTCTACAAGCTGATTAACTGCTATATCATAATCAGTATATAATGGATTTTCTAGCATAAGATTTCCGTTTTTAACTGCATCTCTAGCTGATTTAATTAAAACTTTAAGTATTCCTTGGTTAGCCGCGCTTCCTTTCTTTAAGTTTGGATAAATTGCTTCTATACGAGTTGCTTCACTATCAGATATAACACCACCAAAGAAAGGCTTTAAAACTTTATACATTTCTTGACCAAGAAGAACTTCTAATTCTGCTTTGTCTGCTGAAGTAGTTCCAAAGAAATCAGATAAACCATAAGCTACTAAATTTATCGGTCCTCCAGTTGGAACTGTATTTACTAACTCTACCGCTCTAAATAAGTTTTCTTCTGTCGCTATTAAACTTGGCATGTTGCCTATAGCGTTCATTCTTTTTTTGCCATACTCTTCTTGAAGTTTAGCTTCAGTTTTTCCTTTTCTTTGAACTGCCGCAGTTTCACCTGAGCTTGTTAAAGGAGTTAGTTTACCTACAGGTTGTGCATTTGGTGATCCTCCAATAGGTGAAAATGAAGTTTCAGATGTCCCATCTTCAGGATTTTTTGCTTGAGTTGCATAGAAAAGTTGACCAGTTTCATCCATAACTTTATCTGATCCTCCAAACTGAAAAGGTAAAGCATCATCATCTCCAAAAGATAGTACATCTTTAAAATTAGCAGGAGTCAAGATACCGTTTCTTGCTAACTCGCCTAAACCTTGATCTTGAAAATATTTATCTAAATAAGAACCAAAAATATCTTGTTCTTTTTCTTTTTCTAATCTTTTTGCTACTTTATCTGCTTCAATAGCTCTTTTTTCTCTTATTCCAGTAGCTATATTTGCCGCTCTAATAGGATCGTAAGGGGTTATCATACTTACAAATGACTCAAGATCATCTAAATTAGTTAAATCTAAAGCATTTAAGTTTTGTCTTAACGTCTGTGCTTTTTCTTCTTCACTTGGAGGAAGCGGAGGTAATCCTAATAATCCTCTAACTCCTCCTGCAACACCTCGTCCTGCTTTAGTTATTTGCTGAGTATTTGCCCTCATTCTATTTAAAATATTAACTTGAGGATTAGAAGTAATTGGAGGTAACTGTTGAGTCATGCTAGTCCCAGTCAGTAAACCTACTAAATCATTAATAGCCATTAAAAACCACCTCCACCGCTAAGATTGCCCCCAGTACTGCCGCCACTTCCGGCCATTGCCGCGTTTGCAAAAGCAGTTTCTAGATTACCAAATAAATTATTAAAGAAACCAGACCTTGCGCTGTCCTTCTCACTTTGCATGTCTAACAAGTTTAGCCCTTGATTTCCATAGAAACCTAAACCACCTAATGTAGCCATTAGATTATCTCTAGCTCCTTGTAGTTGACCTTTTTGAGCTATTTGTGAACCTGCAAGACCTAGCCTAATTAAGTCTTGAATTTGTTTATTTCTGCTATCACCTGCTCCTAGTAATCCTTGGACTAATCCAAAGTCTTGGATTTGATCTCTTCTTGCTTGACCATAAGATCGGAACAATGCTTCATTTCTAGCTCTTTCTCTAGCTAAATCTAATGCAAGTTGCTCAGGAGTTCCACCAAACATTGAAGTTCTTAAGCCCTGTCGTCCTTGACCTCTTAGTCGACCCTCAAGAGCTAATTGTCTCTGTTCTTCTTCAGGCCTCTGAATGGCTCTTAATTGCTCATACAGCTTTCCTGCCTTAGCAAAGGGGTCTCCCTCTAGTTGATCAAGAAACATGCCTGAGGCGGCAAATAAACGGTCCTGCATGGCTTGTTGCTGAGGAGATAGGTTTATATTAAAACCTCCTTCTGCTGTAGCGTCAGCACCTCCGATTGAGGACGTAACACTAAAAGGTCGAAACTGAGCATCATCTCTAGCTTCCTGACCGGCATCAGTATACCGACCTAGCATTTCGTCCATAAAATTTCTTTGTCTTTTTATGGCTCTTTTAGAGTCTTTATATCCTAAAATGCCAGACACTATATCTCCAAATAATGACATTTAATACGTCCCTCCACTTATCGTTCCTGCTAAAGTTCCCGCAATATTGGCGGCTGTTATTGTTCCTGCTAAAGTAATATTTGTAGCATTAACTGTTCCTGTAAAAGTAGGACTAGCTAAGTCTGCTTTTGTAGTTATCGATGTTGCAACATTAGTAAACTCTGTGTCTATCTCAGCACCTTTAACTATTTTATTAGCATTACCAGAAGCCATAGAGTCCTTTGCTGTAAAATTTGTTGTTTTAGTATAATTAGACATTATATGATTCTCCCTAGTAATACACTTAAGTCTATTTGTTGTATTGAATATTCGGCCCCATCAATGGTAGTTTCAAGACCTATTGTTAATACTGCTCCACTTCCTGTTCCATTAACTTCTGGATTTTGTAAATCAAGTCCTCCTGAGTATTCAGCAGTAGTATTATATTCGCTTATTCCATATTCCGCTAAATTTGTTTGTTGGTTAGTATTTACAAATAATTGTTTGTTAAAATTAGTTGAATAATCATAAGCCCAATTTAGTACTGTCTCAGATGAATTATTACCTATAACTCTTATCTTAAGTTTTTTAAGAAATTTAACATTTGATGAATTACCAAAATTCATAGGATTGCTAAAATATCTTAAATCGTAAGTTTCGTTTGCTAGATATTGTCCACCAACTACTTTAGTATCGTTAAATCCAAAGTATTTATATATTCCCCCTAATTTACCTATTAACAAATCTCCATTTTTTCTAACACAAAAACATTTAGGATTTATTTCCGACCAAGTTGTTGCCCTATAAGTTCCGTCCTCTAAAGGAGACCTAATATCAAAACAAATTACAGTATTACTAGTAGGAAACGTAAGTAAATAAAAAGCCTCTTGTGTACTGTATGCTGATTTTATAGGCAATGTTTCTTGAGTAATTAAATCTAATACATCATTTCTAATATTTTTACTAACATTTCTCATAGGCAAAGATTTTTCCTGTATTACTCTGCCTAAACTTCTTACTCCTGTGTCTGATAAAAATAAAATATCAGTTCCTATGTTTTGTATAGAATCTCTGTCTATACACCCAACGCCTTCTATTGTGTCAGATAAAGAAAAAGCTCCCGCAGTTATAACATCATCTGGGTTTCTATAAATTAATATTTCATGCCTACCAAAAATAATTAAAAAACCATTATGTGCTTGTAATGAAACTATTTCATCTGCACCTGATGTCCAAACTTCTCTTACATCTAATGATCCTGCTGATGAGCCGCTTGTAGGGGGTGCTGTCAGCCAAACTTCACCGTTTAAATCATCTGAAAAATGTATTGTACTTTTATCGCTTGCTGTATCTGTTACCCAAATTCTACCAAAAGCGGCTAATGCTTCATTGCCTTGAGGAGCAGTTGTGTTTTTAGATAATGATGTACCATCATAAACTAAAGGAATATGACCTGTTTGAAAAAAATAAACTTTATCGGCTAAATTTACTGCTTTCCAATTATTAGCTGATATTGAATATCCTGTAGGTAAAGTTAATTCAGTTAGAGTCGAATCTCCTTTATATATTTTATTATTACCAGTGGAAAATAAAGTAACTGCACCGTCAAGGTTTGTAGCTTCAAATATAGTTTCAATATCTTTTGTAACATCAGCATCGCTTATTCTAGTTAAACCTTTTCGTGATCCTATTCTTCCTTGCTTATCTATTACACAGTTATCAGCAACGGAAGCAAAATTAGGATTAATACCTACAGGAGAATCTTGAGTATTTATTCCAAAAAATCCTGGAGCCTGTATAGTAAGTTGTTTTATTTGTTGGGCCATTATACGGGCTTCCAAATAGTTTCATCTTCAGTTCTTGCTACATCTAAAGCAACACGATCAGCTAGTGTTTGATCAGCTATTCCAAACAATTCTGCCGCAGAAGTTCCTCCTGTTTCTCCTCTTTCCCTTGCCGCTAGTGCGTAAGCATATTGTATTATAGCATCTGAGGGTGCAAATGCTTTGTCTCCATTATTAGACATTCTACCTTTTTTATCTACAGCATTTACTCTAATAGTATATACTTTATCAGGTATAGGATAAATATCAATCAAAGCTTCTCCTGATTCACTAAAACCATTCCACGAATAATATTTAGGTGAAGACCTTGGTACTTCATCAACATTATTTAAAAAAGCATTGTTCATCCAACTTGATGATACAGGAGTCATAAAACAATTAGAAGTATCGTTAATAACATCTAATGTTTTTAAACCAACATCTGATCCTGCTAACTGATAACTAAATGTTCCGGCTATAGTATTTATTGTAAATGTTGTTCTTAGCGAGTGCCAATCCCAAGAATCCTCAACAATTCTTTTAGCATCATTTACTAATTCACCGATTAATTGAGAATAAGAATTTGCTGAAACAGTATCTACTGTATTTTCTCGAAGTCTTATTAGAACACTATTAACTATTTCTAAATATGTCATGCTTTCCCCTTAACTCTTTCGACCCCTCTAATTCCAGACATGCCTAGCATTCCAAGCAAAACGGGATAAAGCAGGTCGCTCTGTATCTCCGGTACTGGTAGCCAAATGCCTAAAAATGGGCTTATAATTACATTGTACATCAAGCCAATCCAACAGCAATGGCCGATCATGGGTCGCCAAGTTCGCTGTAGCATACTGCCTTGTGCTTCTATTTTAGCAAGTTCTATTTGTTGAAGCATTATTTCCTGATGTTGTTTTTCGGAAAGCGTAGCTATTTCGTGAGCTAACTTAGCTTTCTTATCTGCGTCAGGAATAAACTTGTCTAATAATCCTGTTACTGGCTCAACCAATGTATTTAGCAAGAGTGACATTTACGCGGTCCTTTTAAACATATAAACAGCAATGTAAGGTTGCAAAGTAGAAATATCATCTGTAAAAGTTCTATCTCCTGATGCTGTTGCTAAATTATTAAAATCTTGGTTATCGGAATTTCCATCTCCAGTAATTAATCTACCTACTGGAGTTGGCTCAGTAAGTTTATTTCCAGTTTGTTCATTTCCCCAACCATCCCTAGGAACTGTAATACTAGCTGTTACTGTTTTTGCTCCACCTTCTGTAGCACTTGCCGCATTAAAATCACCGTCTGATCCGCTGTGTCCTACTAATACTCTTCCGGCACTAAATACTTCCCAAGTTCCTCCACCAAGTGCGTCAGCTACTTGCTGTGCTGTACTATGGCTAGCACTAATATAAATAGAACCTACAGGATAAGCATGTAAAGCAGGAGATATTTCCACAACAGAACCAGAAGCGTTTTCTACATATAGCTTTCGATCTTCAGTATTTACTGCAAGTTCAGCACCGCTACCTCTTGCTAAAGAGCTAGGTACACTACTGGCAGTATCGCTTGATTTAGTTAATATTGTTGTCATTTCATTTACCCGATTTCATTTGTGTTATCTTCTGGTACTGGCTTTGGCCTTACCTTCAAACTGTTTATTTCCACTTCATCTGGATTTACCCAAGCCGCTTCACAGTATGCTTTTTCCACAGGCTGATAGTAGCTGTCTTCTTGACTTAGCAGTTGTGCATACCACCGACAGTCCTGTAAGCTTCTCCAGTATGTAGTACGTTTTCCTTCCGGCTCCCCCTCTACAATAATTATAAGTGCAAATAAAAGTTTTAAGTTCACCTTTTAGATTCTAGCATTATCTCAATAAGTTTGCCTAACTTTTCATCTGTGCTTTTAGATATTTCAGCTTGCTCTGCTAACCCATCAGCAATCGTTTTGATTGCCTGTGAGTTCAAAGCGATCTGCTTACCATGCTCAGATGAACTAGCCTGAACCTTCTCAACTATTTTTTCAACCCTTTCAACTTCTTTAGCGGTCGCCTGTGCATTAGCTTGGGCCGCTCCGTAGGAGACAGCACCAACAAACACCGATACCACCAAAGGCAAGGCCCACAAGGGCAGTTGTACACTAGGATTACTCATGTCATTTCTCCTTAATTAACTACCAAGGTAGTCCTTCAGTTCTGCCTTTCTGCTCGTTTATCTCCGCAGTTAAGGATGCTTTAACTGTTTCAATGTTGCAGTACTCATCCATCCAACCTTCAACGATTTCTTGAGTTAAATCAGCCCAAGCCACATAGTCTTCCTTGTTTTTGTCTGGCGTAAAGATAGCAACCATCGGATAAGACGCAGAGTAATCTCCGTCTGTCATTGTATAAGTTCCGAGCACTTCAATTACACCATCTTTTTGAGCTCCCTTTGAGTTTCTAACAACTCTATCTATTGACCACATATTTTATTCCTCTATAAGTTAGTTTATGGTAATCATATTAGATGCCCCTGTGATATCACTTGGGCTTATTTCTCTAAATTTTACTTGAAAGTACAAATAGAATGTAGCGTTACACGTACTTGCTAAGAAACTATCCATTTGTATTTTTAGTTCAGCATCA